TTTTTTTTAATTTTCAAATTACATTTCTGATAACTTTTTAACTTTTTGCTCAACTATGTCTATTACCCATAGTCCAGCTTTTCCAAAAGTTATATCGTCTATGCTTGTAGATGATAAATATATTTTCTTGTTAGAAGCATTTTTAAGTTCATCTAATAATATATTCCATAATGCAAGTCCTCTAATGGATTTTGCTTCTTCAATTATACCATGTCTTTGCTGATGTGACAAAAGTGTGTTCTTATAATACATATTATTTCCGACAACAGTTAATATGTCCTGTTCAGTAACAGCATTAAATAAGTGTGATAACAACCAGTTTAGCATTTTAATTTTAATTCTTTTTTTCATTTGTTTATCCTTCGTCTACTGCACTACCTAATGAATTACTTCCTGTAATTTGTGACAACATAGATGTGTTTACACCTTTCTGTTGCATAGCATTATCTGCTCCACCCATACCCATTCCACCTTGTGCCTGTGCTTGTGGTTGTTCTTTTTTAATAAACTTGTCTGATTGCCCTGGTCGGAATATATCCAAAAGAAATTCTTTTGTAACAGATGTCTGATCAACAGTAGGGTTCTGAATAAGTCTGTCGTAAGCTTCGAGGTTAAGTGCTTTTTCAATAGCCTTACTTTTAGGTGTAAGTTCATCAGCTGATACTGTACATTTATATTTAATTTTTCTAAATATATCAGGATTAGTTTTACAGATTCTGACATCAGAATCTAATCCTCCTTCTTGTTCTAGTACATCATAACTTTTATCTTTTGCTGTTTTAGAATCATAATCTTCAGAACCAAGAAGGTTTGAATCAAACTTAATCTTACGTGTTACTTTTTTGCCCCCATCCATTTTGTCAGGAATTAAGAATGACTTGTATGCTATATCACCTGTGATTTGATCTACTTGTCCCACAGTCATATATTGTAAAATATCACCTATCATAAGATGTCCGAAGTCCTCAACCATAAATGCAATCATCTTCCCAAATAGTCCAAGAGCTGTCTTTGCGTTTTGCTGTAGTAAGATAGCTTCTCTTGCTGTTCTATCTCCACCACCTCCTGAAGTGATACCTGATAACAGTGAATCTTGTGAAGACTCAGATAGTGAACGCTCAACCATTCCAATAGCCTCAAGACCTGCTCGGAGGTCTGATCGTGGACCAATGTTTTCCATCTTAGTATTAGGGTCTCTGAATGATGTAACTTGACCTGGAATTATAACTGATGAATTTACATCTTCTGTCCCATACAAAGCCATTGGTGGCATAAGTTGTAAGTATGTTCCATCAAGAACCATGTTATACAAAACATCAACTACATTCTGGTCTGAATTAAGTTTGTTTGCTGCCGACTTATAGTAAAAGAACTTACCACTATTTAATGGCTCATAACCAGATTTAGAAAATGGATATAATTTATCTTCTCTTGGATTTGGTTGGTCAGCATCTGTTACAAGTACACCATTAAGAAATACAATTTGTAGGTCTAATATTCTATTGTAATAAATTGTTTCATAAACAAGATATTGTTTTGCATATTCATCTTGTACGTCATAGAAAGTTTGATTTGTTTCAGAGTAAACAGCTTTTACACCTGGTGTTACATATTTAAAGTTTTCACTTGAACCATAAATAAGTTTTGATTCTTCAAAATCAATATATCTTTTTCGTATTAAAAATCTCTGCTTCTGAATATCTTTTTCATAAATATTTGCAATCAGAAGTTCTTGGCATGGGACAACATTTGCAGAAAATCCTGAAAGAACTTCATCTAGTATTTTTTCTTTAGTCCATTCTCCTTTTTCTTTTTTCCTTTTTACTTCTCGGTATACCTCTAACCACTCAGCTTGAAGAATCACACATGGATCAACTAGAGCTGTTATTACTGCTTCAAGAAATGACTTAGAGTAATTTGAATTATTTATATTATATTCAATCAAATCTCTCATCACCATTGCTGCATCTTTATCTTCTTCATCATTTGGATTCTGTGCAAATACATTTGGGTATAGGATAGAAACTGTAACGTGTGCTGCGATAGAAATAAGTTTGTTTCTTGTTACAGGTCTTACTGTTTGTGATCTCCATTCTTCATCAGGGTCAGTTGATCTTGGTGGGATGTAAGAGTTAAAAGCTTTTTGATTTTTGTTTATTTCTTGTATAAGAGATATGTTGTTAAACTCTGGTCTTGTTCGTGATTGTATTTCTTCTCCTAATAAAAAATCTTTCATTACACAAGATGTAATGTCTTTTGTTTTTTGGTCTTGTGTTTGATAAGACGAAGGTGTGTTTTGGACCTTTCCGTTTTTAATAGTTAAATCAGAATACATATGGCAATAATTATACCACAGGTTTTAACCTCTTGCAAAATAACTTTTAAACTTGGATTTCGTCTGCTTAGCATATTGGTTGTCATATGTCGGGTCTAGTGCATCCTGTAAGAAAGACATCGTATCTATTCGATCATCTTTCTTTCCTTTTGGAAAAGTAATAAGCTCTTTCTCATATTCGATATCTGTTCGTCTGTGATGAATAACACCTGTAGCATACAGTGGTAAAATACCTCTTATTCTCAGTTCTTTACTTTGTCTTGTTTTTGCTTTAATTTCATTTACTAAAAAGTGCTTTTGTAGGTGTCTTTGTTTTTCTAGTATGTTGTATTTTATTGCTTGTTGATATTGCACCGCCTCGATAAATACTCGTGAGCTGTATTCATTGTTGTGTACAAAAATTAAATCAATTAATTCCGATGGTGTGAAGTGTCCAGCATCTTCTCTTATCCGATATATGTTCGGTCCGTTTACTTCTTTTGCAATAGTTAAAACTACACTGTTATCAGCTGTCTTTGCTTGTGAGATTGCCGGGTCCACTAGCGTATAGTATCGAAGATATTTTCCACTCAAATCACCCTCATCAAAATATCTGAACATGTGTTCCTTAAACTCCTGTGTCGCGGCAGATATCGGCTGTTGCTGATACTGTGATGAGAAGTTATATATTCCTGCTGTCTGACGTATGTTGTTTAAAACACTCAATGGAAATTTTGATTCCCATAATGTCTCTCCTTCTTTCCTCACTAATTTATCCTCAATGTATTCATCCTCTTCTGCGATTGCAGGAAAATTAATTATCTCCCACTCATCATAATCTTTCGCACCCTCTTGTCTTTTATTTGCTTCTTCTTCTTTTAATCTACCCACTAGGTCATCAGTATGCCATCTCTGCATAATAACAATTACCGCACCATGTCCTTCAAGACGTGAGTACAATGTAGACCTGTAATATTCCCACGCTGTATTCCTAGACGTTTCAGACTCTGCTTCCTCACGCGATTTCATTATGTCATCAATCAGGATAACATCCGCCCCAATTCCCGTCACCGCACCTCCAAGCCCCACCGCTGTGTAACTCCCACTTTTGTTTGTCATCCATTTGGCTTTTGCTTTCTGGTCCTGTCTTAATGATATCCCTGGGAATATTGCTTTATAAATATCTGACGAAATAACATCTCGTGTTTGTAGTCCCATCTTCTCAGATAGTTCCGCTCCGTATGTCGAAAGAATTATTTTTAAATCAGGAAAATTTCCGAGTGCCCACGCTGGAAAATAAATTGATGCAAGTTGTGACTTCCCATGTCGTGGTGGTACTGATAAAATTATTCTAACTTTTTCTTTCTTTCTTATCTTATCAATAGTTTTTTGTAAGGTGTTTGCTATCAGCTCATGAAACCAAACAGACTCCCATTTAGGATTAATAACTTCACAGAAATTTATAAGTCTGTTTTGTGCCGCCTGTTTTACAAATGATAATTGTTCTTCGTTCATTATTTTATTTCCTTCATTCCTTCTTTTATAAATTGTGCTTCTCTTATTGCAATAGTTTTAAACTTCTCAGGATCTAAAGAAATAAAATTATAAGTATTTGTATTTGATTTTTCATTATCCTTGTGTGTCATAATTTTATATATTTCTGAAAACTTTTGTATGTCTGCTGCACTTTTTTCTGTCTTAATTTTATGTACTAAAATATGTAATATTTCTGGTGTCTGTTTTCTTAACCAGTTAATAGTTTCTCTTTCCAAATCTTCTGTGTAAGATGCTCGTTGTTGAAACTCAACCAAGTCAACTTTTGTTGTATTATATTTTAAACAGAAATCTTCTACATCTGCTATTTTTGTTTCAGTCAGTGGTCTAGTCCTCCAGTTTAAGAACATCTTATATTTGTCTATTGGTGGTTGTTCTTGATTTTGTGTTGGAGATATTGTTTTTGACATTTATAAAATTATATCATGTAACTTGATTGTTGTGTATAAGTGTCTTGTTATAAGTGGTATGTCGTATTATATTCTAGTTATGACAATACAAAATTATATAGAATTTTTGGAAAGAAAAAATTATAGTCCCGTTACTATAAAAGCTTATAAGGGGATACTGGGTAAGGTGTCTGGTATGGGTGGGGATGCTATCAAGAAAAGAGGCATGGAGGCAGGGCTAGATTTTTCTAGCATTAATCTTCATCTGCTAGTACAAAAAAAGTATTGGGAGTTCTGTGGTCTTAGTGGTGACTTTAGCTTATGTAAGATCAGACAAAAAAAGTTGGAGGTGCCAGAGTTCCAAAATATTATAGGGTTAAGAGATAGCTTGACAAATGTGGAAAGTATTGTGTTTGAAGTTTTACTTAGTACAGGTTTAAGAATTAGTGAGATGTGTAATCTTAATTATTCTGACTTTAAAGGTAATAAGGTGTCTGTTGTCGGTAAAGGAGGTAAGGTAAGACTGGTATTTTTCTCTGAAAGGGCACAGGAGGTCATCTCAGAGGGTTTTAGGGGTAATATGACTAATAGACCATTAATCTTAAATACTGTTGGGAAACGGCTGTCTGTGCGTTCTGTGCAAAGGATGTTTGAAGTTTGGAGTAAGCGGTTGGTGGTAAGACTTACGCCACATATGATGAGACATCTTTTTGCTGTTCAACTATTAGAAAGTGGGTCTGATGTCTTTACAGTAAAAGAGCTGTTAGGACACAGTGATATTAAGACAACATGTAGGTATTTGCATGTCAGTAATGAGCGGTTAGAGGAAGCTCATAGGAAAATGGTGGTCTTTCAAGGGAGTAGGGGGTAAGTGTTATATATAAATATGGTACCGCTTT